CCATTTGTAAAAAGTTGTTTATATTTTGCGTTAATTCCAATGCTAAAAAAATGGTTCGGACTAATCTAGTTTTTAAAATTGCGTTGCTCCAACTAATTGAATTTGTAAATTCCAAATTAATAAAATACTCAATTTCATTATTTGCATCAAAAAAAACAGTCTCTATAAAAATTTTAATTGTTTCGCTGCTTTGCGTTAAAGTAAAAGTTTCTGTTTTAATTGGGAAATCTTCGCCAACTCGAAATATTCTAACAGTGCATTCGGTTGTGGGGTCGGTTAAATAATTTATTCCTTCGAAAGTTATTTGCTGCAAAATTTTATCTAAAAGCAAAGTCCCGTTTAATTTGACTTTTACGCTATCGGTTGCGCTTTTAAAATCAATTATGAATCCCGCATTTGAAGTAGTCGCGTTTTGCAAAATAATAAATTTGCTTTGCGTTTTGCTTCCAAAGTTTTCACCCATACACCAAATGTAGGCGTCTTTATATTCCGTTCTATTTTCGAGCGGGGAAATAATTTGTAAACCGTATTTCAATTTAATTAATTCGACTATTGTGCTAAATGAAATTGCTGGTCTTAATTCATTTGCTTTTAGAACTTTGTTTGACGTCGGCAAATTTGCTGGATTGAAGAATACATTATCTAGTCCTGAACCATCAGCATTGTATTGTATTACTCTATTAGTGGATGCTAGTGGTACAAAGTATTTTATTGGTATTCCTTCAATGTTATTTGATTGAATACTATATAGTAGATTCTTTGCGGTTGCGGGATTCCAATTAATTACTAGGCTTCCCAGTTCGTTTATAGTGTCGTCTCCTATTTTATCCTTTAAATTTGTCAAATTTGTAGCAAAACTTGCAGTTATAACGGAAGGTTTACCCATTTTATAGACTATTTTTTCTAATTTTAATAGTCCCGTTTGGTTTAAAATGCTATTTACATAAACTTTTGTACGTACTTTTCGCAAATCAGAAGGCTTAATTACGTCCGTATTGCCAAAATAACCCAATGAATTTAGATTATTAGGCGTTGCGTCAAAGGTAAAGTTCAAAGAATAAGGCGAAAATACTTTGCTAATATCTTGAGTATCTTTAAAAGTGTACCTCATCGGAATACTTTCATCTTTTATTAGGTCTAATTTGCTGTAATTAAGTCCATCGAGTGAAACGAATACTTCTGTTATCATTGGTTAATACGTGTTTTAGCAATGTTAAAATAATTTTCATCCATTTCAATTCCAATAAAATTACGGTTTAAATTCTTTGCAGCAACTCCAGTTGAACCGCTCCCGCAAGTAAAATCTAAAACCGTTTCGTTTTCGTTTGTGTAGGTTTTTATTAGATACTCCATTAATAAAACGGGTTTTTGAGTTGGGTGTATACCTGTCTTTGGTGTGCTTTCATTTATTATATTTACTGGGTACCTTCCAATATAAGTGCTACTTGCAATCTCTAAATGTTTTCCGTAATTCTCATTTTTAGATAATGTACCTTTTCTTTTAATTGTCCTGACTTCATCGCCTACCATCTGAGGATTGTAAACGCACTGATTGTTGTAAAACACACATATATTTTCTGTTTTCCTTAAAGGCTGTCTTTTAGCGTTTAAATGACCTGTTCCTTGTTGTTTTTCCCAAATCCAATCATACTTATAATCTTTTATATTACTCATCCTTAAAGCCGAACTAAACGGCTCACTACCAAATAAAACAATAGCACCGTTAGGCTTTATTATCCTATTTAACTGATCCCACATCAGGTCAAACGGTATAACGCTATCCCACTTGCAAGCTGTCGTGCCGTATGGGGGGTCTGTGATAATCGCATCTATACTTCCATCAGGAATTGACTTCATTAATTCTAAACAGTTCCCGTGCATTAGTTGAATCATCGAATGTTATTGATTTTATTATTTGTTTCGTCTAGTTTTAAATTATAGTCTATCGCTATCCTATCGTTCAGCCTTGTTTTACGCGTAAAATCCTCGTCTGTGATAACGACTGGGATTTGCTGATGAGTTTTAAAGAATCCGATTGCTTCGGCTGTAATGCTTTGACTGTCTATTGAAATATTAGTATTGTCAATACTTACAATTGCATTATCAATCGTGATTCCAATCGTCGTAACTAATTCAAAATCTCCCTTGAAATTAATTAAATAAACGATAGGCGAATAAATCAACTCCTCTATTATCGAAGTCATATTTTCGTCTAGCGAACCCGTATTAATAACATAGGATTGCTCGGCATCAATAGAAGTTATTTGTTTTGAGTGTATAAATGTGTTGTCAACTTGAGACGGGTCCCGATGTGAAATATTGCTAATAGTTCGGGTAATATTTACTGGCACGGTTATTTTCCCGTGCGGTGTAAATGTTTCCCAAAGTCCCAACTTATTTATAAAAATAATTAAACACGGATCTAGTGTACATCTTAATTTTGTTGGCGTTAATGGAATGTAATTTATAACATTTGCAGTTGTCGCTTCTGCAACCGTTTGGGTAAAATTAAAAGTTTGACTGAAATAATTATGAATTTTTGGATTAAACCATTTTTCAACTGGCACGATAAAACCTGATGCACCATAATTTTGTACGCCGTTATTTCCGATTAAATTTTGCTCGTAATTCCATCTATAACCTAGGGTACAAAAGAACGTATTTGTATAACGGCTGGTTTGGCTCCCGTCAAAATTAGTTAAAATTACTTGCGCTTGTAAAAATACGCCTTGGTTTGTAATTGCAGCGGGTGCCGCTCTGTTATACACAAACTTCGGTTTTATAAATGGTTTTATTAAGTCTGAAATTTCAAGTGAAATATAATTATCTAGCTGGCTTACTTTGTCTTTTCTTAAAATCACAGTCGGCTGGTTGATGACTTGATTTAATAATCCATTCCAAATGTAAAGATTTACGGTAACAGATTTTGTTAAGAATGTAGCAACCTCTCGAATGAATAAAGGACTATTAATAAACTGAATTCTACTTTCGTTACTAATAGCTTTGCGAACTCCCAAAGGTAGGTTTGGAGGAATTGGTGCAACGTCTGGTACGGTAACGTTTCTAATTGAAAAATTAAAGCCGCCTGCAATTTCTACGTTACTTGCATTAAAACCTTTATAATCTGTAATATTTATATTTGCTAACTTCCCTTGAAATGTAAAAACAGAAGTTCCTGTTATTTGAGCCGTAAACAAATTTGCATCAAATAATGCATTGGCAACAAAATAGTTGTTGAATCCCGTGGCTGAAAAAGTCCCGCCCGTTTGATTAGTAACAGATATTTGATTTGGAATACCCGTAATTGTATCTGTAAAATAAATAATGAATTTAGTTAAAGGCTGAACGGACGAAAAATGTATTACCTGAATATTTTTAACTATCATAATTTTGCGTTATTTGTTGTATTATTTCACTAACTATTATATTTATAGTTTCATCAACATTGTCATTTATAGCTTGTTGCAAAGCATTCATTTCGGGTGTGATAATTATCTCTTTACCGCTGTAAGTTCTTTTAGTATTGTCTCCTTTGGGGTAGTTCCATTTGCCATATTTGACTTGTGCAACTAAAAGCACGGTATCAGTTAACGGCTTGTAATTTACGGAATCCCTCAATGTCCCACCTGCTTTTCTTAAAGTTCCTTTTGGTTCTACTCTATCTGTCAAATAATACAAATCTTCGGCAACTCTTGAACTTTCTCTTGCTTGCTGGTAAATCTTTTCGCCTAAGTCCATAAGTTGAGCACGGATTATTTTATCCGCATCAATCTGATCTCTAGTCCTTCTTTTTGCCAAAACCTTTAATTTTATTAATTAGTGACGTTACCGCTGTTGTGCTTTGCCTTCCAATGATGTCAGTTATTTTATTAATTGAGTTTCTACCCGTTTGCACGCGTCCCTCTTCAAGTACACTTCTATTAATGTCGGTGTATCTCATTCTCCACTTTACACCGCTTGGCATTAAACGCCTTGCATTTTCTTCTAGCTTTGAGTTTATTCCGCTTGGTCTGTCAGACCCAAACTGTCCGTAAAATACTTCAACAAATATAAATACATTTTGTTCAACCGTGTAAGAGATAGACCGCCTTAAGAATCCCGTATCAATGTTTGAGCTAGCTTTTGATAGGTTTACTATCTTTTGCGCAATTACTCTTATTTCGGTTGTCGTTAACATAAGGGTACGTCTAAAATTTCAATTTCTCTATTTATAATGACAAATTGTTTTAAAATTGGGATAAAGCAAACTAATTTAGGCATACAATTGCCCGCTTCATTTTTATAAAAATATGCTCCTACATTTTCAGTCTTAACAACATCAAAATCCACTGTTACATTTTGATCACAAACATTTAAGTAAACTACTTTTTTTTTCATAATATATTTTTAATTAATTACAACCACTTCCTAGATTTGGCATTGCTAATTCTATCGTAATTTGGTGACCATCTAGTCCGTTTTTATTAAAATTTTCTAGCTTTCTGGATTGCGTATTGCTAAATAATTCAATGTGATTTTCAAAATTATTATTACTTCGCATTTGGTTCAAAAACCTCGAAATAACCGATAATGTTTCTGCCCAATTATCAACTAGATTTGTATCTAGTCTTAACTTACTATCAGTCTTTTGCGGTCTTATATCTCGCTGCTGCACGACCGTAATTAAATAACTAGCAATTATAGCATCTGGCAAAGTTTCGCTTTCTAAATAGTCTATATTGACTAAACAATAGATATTTTCTTTGTTGTTATCAATATGCTTGCTTTCAACCAAAGTAATCGTATTTATCAAATCGTTGTCGCCAAACATATTGACCAAAAACTGCGTTAATAAAAATAGTTCGTTCATGAGTTAGTCTTCTTTTAAAACGTATTTCTTAAATTCTTTTTCTAGCAATTCCACATTAGTTGAAGGAAATTTTTTGTCTGATAACCAAGTGCCTTTGTTTAAACAATTGGTTAAAACTATTGCTTTTTCTTTTTCATTACTCATAATTATTTTAAATTTTCAACCGTTCTCTTTCGTAGTAAATACTCCGACCAAAATAAAAAGTACTTTGTATCATATGTAAAGATCACTTGCGGACTAACCGCCTCAAAGATAGCACAAAGATAAACCATTTCAGTATAACCGCCGTATGTTAGTGAAAAGTTTTCACGCTCCATACTTCCTTGCGATATTTCGCCTTCACTCGGAAAATTTGGCGGGTTGTATATCCACGGGAAACTAGATTTTACCTCGTCTGCTTCTTGAATATACAAAGCAACCGCGTAACGCTGCACGAACTCTGGAATCGTCAAAAACCAAAGTCGGGGCGTTACGGTCGCCTTTATAAATGCTTTGTCATCCTCATCTTTTATAAACGTTTCAAGATCGATAAACCTCCCTACGTTTTTAAATGTTACGTCAATTTTATAAAAGATTTTGATAATCAAAAATAACTTTAAGCTTTTCAATGTTTGTTTCGTCATCGCCAAATAATTCTTTTAAAGTTTCTTTTTTCTTAAGTTCCTTTTTGTCGAGCTTTCGATATTCAGTTTTCAAATACGGGAAAAACCTGCGAAGGTGTATTTTTTTGTCTGTCATGATAAAAGATATTTAAATAAAAAATAATAAAATATTAAACCGCCAATAATGTATAAAAAATTAAAGTCGGTATTTGGTTGTTTTGGATAACTCATAATGGCATTGGTGTTTTTCTTTGTGTGTAAATAAAATAACCGCCTGCTTCGGTTATGTGGTCAAATCCAGTTGTCTTGTCGGGTTCTCCATTCTTATATGTTTGTCGCTCCGTGGCTTCCGTGTAAACAGGGCAGTTGTTTGTGTTTATAAAATATACCCGATCGCCTTTTGCGTTCTTAAATGCCGCATTAACCGCATTAACTCTATCTTTTACGAATGGATTTTTAGATTGCTTTCTGATTGTAAAACCCGCTTCCCGCAATACTACAATGTCACTTTTCCCGCTAGATTTACGGTTGTCGCCACTAGCATCAGGATAGATAACAATGGAGTGATTTGGATATTTAGATTTGATTAATGATACCATTTCAAAAGTATCATAAGCATTTACTATTTCAGCAACTGCAGTTTTAATTAAGCCGTCCATTACGTGGACCACTGCATTCATTTTAGTAATGTTAAAATCCATCCCAATATGTAGAACATCGTTTGGTTGTATTTCTCGGATAGAATTATTTTCTACTCTGTCAAAGTGGTGGTAAACGTTGCCGCTTGTTAGGTTCACAAATTCTCCATTTAGGTACGCTTCTAATTGTTGAGGCGTGTAAATATCTGAAAGCGTTTCAATATATTCTTCTGGAATAAAGGGGTTGTCTAAAGTTTTGGCCTTTATCATTTTACGGTTTGCCTTTTTTTTTGTAACGAAAAACTCGTATGCCCACTTAAAACCCTCCGGTGTACCTACTACATCTGTTTTGTTTTTGTCTCCATTAGGCAACTGGCAGCGGTTTCTAGCGATAATTTTTACAAATACATCAGTCATTGCATCTTTTGATAAAATATCTGTTTCATCTATCAAAGAATAACCAACCTCATAACCTACAATGCGCTCTGGGTTCGACATTGAACGCAAAATTATTTTTCCGTACTTGGTGTTAAAAAAGTGTTTTGATTGGTTTAAAACGTAAGGTGTATTCATATTTGTCAAAAGTTCCGCAAATTTAGGTATTGCTACGTCTTCAATCAGTCCGTAAGTTGGGAGATAGTAAGCTACTGGAATCGCTGGATATTTTAACTTCATTAAAGTAGTTTTTAAAACGCCCGCAAAAGATTTTCCCGAGCCATAACCGCCAATTAATCCCGTGTGAGTTGCGGTGCTTTCGACAAATGCAAGTTGATGTTTTAAAATATCTACTTCTACTCTCATTTTTTAGAAATTACGTTAAAATCAATTCCAGTTAATGCAACGCCGCCCGATGTAAAGTCAACGGTATCTCCGTATTTCTTAGGATTTAATTTTGATGCAACCCACTTTCTAGCATCAATTCTTATTCTTGATCGTGCGACAAATTCGGAATCCATAACCTCTTCCCCGTTTTCAAGTACTTTCTTGTCTCCATAAGAAGCGTCTGCTATTTGAATTATTTCGTCAAAGATTGCGTCGCCTCTGACTTCGCACGCACACGCGTATTGTTTTGATTTTAATTCATTAGATTCTAACCAACGGTAAAAAGTTTGAGTACTTGGCATGTCTGAATCTTTTAAAATAGTTCTTAATGCTTCGCCGCCTTCAATCCTTTGAATGATTAAACTAAAAATAGTTTCAATTTCTTTTTCGGTATATGCCATAAGTTAATCACATTTTACAATTCTTCTACTTACATATCCTGATTCGTAAAATTCAAACAACAATTTACCATCTTCGCTGCAATCATCGCCGTAATAATAAGTTTCCCCGTTGGGTACATCGTTAACCGTTGTAATCGCATTACAATCACATTCCGTCTTTGGTTCGTCTGCTGTGCAGCTGCTTAAAGCAATTGCACAAATCAATAATAGTTTTTTCATAGTGTTTGTATTTTTGCGTTTCTAATTGCTATCTGTAAAGCTAAAACTATATCTTTTGCTTCGTCAATAGTTAAAATGCTCTCATAATCTAATTCCTTTTCCGTATCAATATTCATTTTTATATGCATATAAATTTCTTTAGATTTAGTTGCTTGTAAACAAATTTCTGTTTGCGAGTTATTTCCGTGAATTGCTGTTGTAAATATCATAATATAATAATTAATATTGCAACAATAGCAAAGATAGCTATAATAATTGTATGATGCTTGTTTTTTTCATGCAAGTCTGCCCAATATTCGTGACCTTCTGTGGTTTTTTTCCAATAAAACGCCCACTGCAAGTTATCAGTTTCTTTTTCGCAAGGATAACTATCTGAATTTCTCTGATACTCTAATGCCTTTTCTTTAATCTTTGGAGGTAGTTCTGATATTTTCATTTTTTACTAAATTTTCAATTATGGTTGCTTGAGATGTGTTTTTATCTTCCGCTAATTGCTTAAGCTTATCCCGACAATCTTTTGAAAGTCGGAATGTTGCTAAATGCTTTTCCGTTGGTTTTTTGGTCATTGAGTTGTTGTTTGCTGAATTTCGTCTATTTCTTGAATTAACTTAATTTTTTCTTGTGCCAAAAAATCCCATTTTCTAGATTTCTTTGCGTGCCTTTGCGTTTGCCACCCGTCTTGAATTACAGAAGTTCTGCATCGATCAAGCTCCGCATTTACTTTTATTAACTTTTTGTTAAGTTTTTCTATTTGAACTTGAGTTTCTATTTTCATTTATCTAAATTTTGAATTAAAATAAGCATTTCCGTATCTTCTAAAATCTTCTTCCTTTCCGTTTTTTAAAAGCGTTGTTATGTTATCGCATCTCAAACCTTCAAGCAAAGATCTTAATTTATCTAAATAACTTTCTTGATTTATGTTTTCTTTATAGTTAATTTCATGCAAAATTGGATATTTATCAATTTCAAATAACGCATCAATTGCATCAACTAAATTTTGGTATTTTACACCATTAAAAACAGTCCAACGCCATTCTTTTGTGTAAATTTTTTTCCATTTCCAAAATGCATTATTTGACTTTGAAACAGTTATTTCTTTATACTCTTCAATATAAAAAGCATTTTTTTCTAGTTGTTCAATTCTGTATTTTTTCATTATCTTTGTTTTGTTAATTTTGCCAAAATAGGATTATTAATTTCAAAGCTCGATAATATTTAGTTATTACCGAGCTTTGCTGTTTTTTATGATTAAGCTATTACTTTCTGAACATATACTCTATTATCTCCTAAATTAGATATTTTATCGTATATCTTTACAAGATATTTACCATTGTATTTTTCAAAATCTTTTAATGATTGAGAAACTATTAAATCTCCTTTTTTAAAGCTTCCTTGATCTTTTGCTGAGTAAGTGTTAAATGTAGTAGTCATAATCCTATATTTTTGTTTTAGCTTTATTGCTTGTACAAAGATACAATATGTATTTACATTTTCAATACTTTTAAAGTGTTAAAGTTTAATTCCATAATAAAACCAGTCCAAATAAGACTGTATTTCTTTTCGCCGTTCGGGAGTTGTTGATTGCTTTTCTTTTTCAAGTTGCTCGATAGTTGTCTTTTTTGGTTTCATAAATTAAAAATACAAAATTCCTGTGAATAAATATTAAGTTCGGTGTTGATTTTATTTCTTAATTCAATTCTTTCTTTTGGTCCTAACTGTTGTAAATCCTTTGATAAATCCAAAGCTATCTTTTTTGCAATATTATTTATCAATACCATTTCATCTTTTGTAAGGCTTAATTTTGGGGTCTGATGTAGGTAGTCCATAAATTCCAAATACTCTTTGCCATATCGATTTATAATGCCTTTGTGATACTTAATTGTATCTCCACCTTTGTAACTGTTAGAGGCAAAGGATTGAATATGGATGTTGTGTAAATTTAAAGAGGTTGTTCGGTTTGCGCCTACTGAAATGTTATGCCCTCCTGCAAGTTTACCAAAGTTATCAGTTGCAATGCAGGAGTTCCCAAAGTCAATAAACCTCGCTATTTTGTTGATAGTTGGTTGTAAATACTTTGAACGGTATTCATCTGAAGTAATTATATTATGCTTTAAAACGGCTTTTTCTGCTTTCCATTTATCAGCATCTTTTTTTTCTTTAAGTTTTTTAGCGTGCATAATTGCACACTTATAATCACAAACGTTTTGCGCAAATTGTTTAGGATCAAATTTTACTTTGCAAATTTTACAAGTTTTTTGTTTCATTATCCTTGTTGTTTACTGTGGCTCATTTCACTTTTTAAAAAACTTATATTTGTTCTGATTGCATCGCATATTTTATATCCAGAATCCATAACTCTTCTAAGTTGATACATTTGCGGGAAACATACATTAGCTTCGTTTACGGCTCGAGAAACGGTAAATTTTTGCTTTACTAAGTCAAATACCATAACTTCATAATGATTGTGAACATTAGCTCTTACTGATTCTAGATAGTATAATAAGCCTGTTATCTTTTGAATTAACATTGATAATTCAGCACCGTCCTGTAAATTGCATTTGTAATACTGATTTACGTATCTGTTTAAATTTTCTATTTCGTTCATTTCTTTAGCATTTTATTATAAATTGCAATTGCTTTTTCTTTTTGGTCTGCTGGCAATATGTGAATGTGATAGGTGTAGCTATTGCCAAACTTATTAAATCGCTGAGCCTTTGTGGTTTCTAAACTTAATCCATATTCTAAAACCAAATTAGATACTCTAGTTCTAAAGCCTGCCATTACGGGAAACGCAAATAATGATACTTGCCCTTTTAAAATCAAAGTTAGTAAAACTTCCTGCAAATTGGTCTTTGGATATGCAAATCCCTGAAATAAATTTTCTGTTTTCATAATTAATAATTTAAGTTGTTTTTATTTTACATCCAGTCTGGTGTGCTTTTTGGTAACCAATCGTTATCATCAACATAAAAAGTAATTGGTTCAAAAGGTTGGTTTCTTGAATACTCGCATTTTACAATTGTATTGTTATCTTCCTTTTCGACAAATACAACCGTTTCCGCTTTTTTTAATATTGACGAACCAATATGCCCCACTGGCTTTGACGTGCCAAAGTTTTTATGAAGTATGCCTGTGCAATGCAAATTGCCTTTTGAGGTCCATTCAAGTAGCTTTTGCGTTAATCCTGTCGCTTGCTCTAAACTATTAAAATCAGTTACTAGATCAACAAATCCATCTATTGACATTAAACCTATTTTGTCTTTAAAATCGCTTTCAAAAACAATCCAGTCAATAAAATCAAATCTTTCCTTGGGAGAATATTTCCTTAAACAAAAAGTTTTGTAAAGTTCATAGTTTCCGCCAATTAATTCTAAAACCCGTCTTTGAACTCTTTGAGTGTGAAAGTTTGATTGTTCAGTATCAAATGAAATTACAAACTTATCTTGAGTATTATGTCCTTTTATCATTGGATTAAAAACCGATGCAGTACCGCCAATATATCCCGCCTCTATCATTGATTTAAAAAACGTTTTTCTCGATTTTGACGCGCCAACTATGCAAGAAAAGTCTCCATAACTTCCAAATGGTATCGGGTAGTAATTTCCTTTGTATTGACTTTCGCCAATGCTAATTGCTATGGGTTGCTGTTTAATTTCTTCGCTCGGGTCAATTAATGCTTCTTTGTAAATATCAGCAAAGTTTATTAACGGCTGGGGATTTATTGTTTTGTCTAGTTCGTCAAAGTTTAGTTTTTCCATGATTATTTTTTGAATCTTAAATAATAATAATTTGCCAAACAACCCATAGTAAGTAAAAACATTAAAGCTTTAATGTATTTGTCTTCAACGACTAACATAGTAATCAAACACCCCCAAAGGCTAATAAATTGCGTTATTCTATTTTCCATGATTTAGTTTTTTATTTGTAAAAGTCTATATTTTTAATTATTTCGTTTGCGGTATTGTAGAAAGATTTTTCAACATTTTCCAAACTCCAACTTTCTAAAAGTTTTTTTTGAAATTCCTTTTCGTTTTCTGATAAGATTGTTTTAGTTTTATTTTGCTCTAAATAATCATTTACAGCCCGCTGGTTTAATTCCTGCTGCAAAAACGTAATATTATACTCTAACGGATTTTTAAGGTCGTCTTTCAAAGCTATTAAAGCCGTTTCAATACTTCCGTAATATCTTACATTTTGCGTTATTTGTAAAGATAAAAGTTTTGCGAATAGTTTGTTGTCGTTTACAAATTCCTTTTGATAAGCTTCTAGGCTTTCATTAATCGTTTTTAAGGCATTTATATCTTCTGGGTAAATGTTTACCTTACTTCGCTTAAAAACGTTAAATATACGTCTTAATGCGGTTTGTTCTTGCCAACTCATATCTGAATATTTTTATGATTCTTTTCTTTTAAAAATTCTCGAATCCAAATACAAACTTCTTGAGTGCAAAGTTTATAAGTTCTGCCGTATTTACCAAGTCCACCGCTTCTAATTGCTTGAATTAAATCTTCGTCTTTTAATCTTGGAAATTCAGAAAGTAAGTCCTCAACCATTGTATCAATTCCAAAAGGGTTTGTTTGTGTTCTTTCAAAAGAAATTAAAACCGCATTTTTAATATTTAATGCTCGGGTTGTGATTTCTAACTGCTGCTGACATTTGCCTAACTGTTTCATTGTTTTCTAATTTTATTTGTTGATTGTTTAAATTATTTGTTTGCCATTGCCACGATGCTTTAAAACCGCTCCAGCTTTCCGTAACGCATTTGTTGATTATTTCGTTTATTGGCTTTCCTGATTTTTCTACTTCGATTAAAAGATTATTAAAAGCGGTTTTGGTGTTTGTTGCTTTTTTGGTTTTACGAACCGCAAGCCAATCGTTTATTAAATCTTTTGATAATCCCAAATCTAAAAGAGAATTAAAAAATGAAAACTTAACCGTAGGTTTATTTATCTTATCTTCTTTTATCTTCTCTTCTCTTATGGCATCGGTTTCGCATTGCGGTTTTAATGCGGTCGCATCTGTTTCGTATAATTCCTTTTGTTTACGTGCCTTTTCCCATCTTTCTTTTGCGTTTTTGCTATTGGTTTCGCTTAAATCTTTAAACAATAAAAGCTGTTCAGATAAAAATTTTATATAAATATTGCCATCTATAACCTCAATTATTTTTTCATCGCATAGCGAATTTAATACGGTTGCATTGCCATCGCATAGCTTTTGTATGGCTAATTTTACTGGAAGGTTTCCAATTCTTGACCAATACATTGAACATAAATCAATAAACAATCCTTTTTCGGCTCTGGAAAACATTTGTATATTTCCGTTTTCCCATTGATTAGGTTCAAATTTAAAATAAGGTAATTCCTTTGCCATAACTTTACTGTATAAAAAATGCCCTACAGATTGGAAGTGGAGTTCCGCACTGTAAGGCTTTTTAAAAATTTCTTAAATCCAATAAATGCTCCACCAATTATTGAACTGCAAATATAAGAAATACTTTTTACTTTTCGTGTATGTTTCCGATTATTTTATCTAAAACTCGTAATTGTGAAAACGGTTTAATTTCAAAATACCATCCACACTCTTTTTCGTTCCAATTTACCTCTTTAGGAATAAAACCGATATAAGGCAATATCAAATCCCCCGAGTAAATTTCAACATCATCGCTTGTTAGTTTGCCCGTAAATTGACCTAGTGATTCTGGGATTACTTCGTAAGTATTTATTCCAGAAATAATAAAAGATTGAATCTCATCATCATAATAATGCCCACACACCCACCCTTTACCGTCAACTCTTAATCCTCTAAATTTTATAGTTCGCATGATTTTAATGTGTTAATGTCAATTGCTAATCCTTTATCAATAAGTCCGTAAATATCAAAGTGCCATTCTAAAAGCTTTTGCATTATTAAATATCCATCAATTAAATTAATTGTTTGACTGTAATTTTCCGTTATAATATCTAATGATATTTCACCATTTAAAAATTGATAAATTTCAACATCTTTTTTAATATTGTAATAAATCCACGTATCAGGTACAAACGTAATTCCGTTAATTGTAATTAGTTTTATAAGGTCGGAAAGCGGATGAAGTATTGGTTTATAATGATTGTACTTACTAGTAATTAGCAAATAATCCAAAACTTCTCCATTTAAAAACAAGTCTTCTACAAATAAAATTTGTTCGTTTCTAAAACATCTAATTTTTAATTCATAAGGCAAATACCCTGCTAAATGTTTTAATTGTAATTTTTCCATGATTCTGTAAATTTTAATAATGTTATATAATTTTCTTCGCTAAAAACTTCATTTCGTGTTTTGCATTTTCGCTTTCTAAATGCGGTGTAAGGCATTCCTATCACTTCAGCGGCACGTTTACCTGACATTCCTAATGTAGCGGTTAGGTTGTTTATTTTTTCGTTAGGGGTCATATTAGTAGACTTTAAAATCATTTAGCTCTTTTAATATTTTATCCATAACTTCATCTTCTTTTTCAGGGTGTTTTTCAAATCCTCTTGAACTCATAACCCTAAAAATTTCATTGTTATTTTTGTCATTAAAAATATCTGTAAAATAATCGTCTTGAACCGTAACTTCTTTTAATTTCATAAGTTTGTTAATTTTTTCTGCTTTTTCTTCTGTTATCATAATATTTGTTTTACTGTTTCGGGCTTGCATTCTGTCCACTTAGGAAAGACTTCTTTTGTTTTTAAAAATATCCTAATTCCGTTTAGCTTTTTTCCCTGAAGTATTGAATCACTTTCTATTTGCACGCCTGAAAGTGATTCGCCTGTGAATTTTAAATCCATAATTTTTGTTTTTAAAGGGTTTTTACGCCCCGATTTTTTTTAGTTTACTTTATTTCCGATAACTATTTCAACGTTATTTTTGTTAAATAAAGCACAAGCATTTACATATTCTGTGCTGCCTTTTTGAATTTTTATTGAAAATTCATTTCCACTTTCGCTTGTAACTACTTTAAAAAATGAAGTATTTGTGTCTCTTGTAATTGTAGTTTTCATAATTTCTAAGTTTTTGAGTTTTCCGTGTAAATCACTTCCTTAACTCTGGTACAAATATAAGGAACAAAAGTGTTCCAAAATGTTAACGCATTGTTAAAGTTTTAAAATAAAAAAACCACCAGATCAACGGTGGTTTTGAAATGCATCTTTCAATACGAAAGCACCCCGATCGAAGGCGTTATACATTTGCTATTGAGGCAAAGATAAATAAAAAAAGCCTCTAAACTAATAGAGGCTTCCTAACTTTAAAAACAAAAAAATTAAACTATGAAAAAACAAAGATAGTGAATTATTACATTGTTTCGTCAAAATCTTTCCTAATTATTGTCTCTATTTTTTTGACCATATCGTTAAAATAGGTGGTTTTTTGAACTGTCGAAGTATCGGCAATAGAATCTATAAACTCTTCGCAAAATGCTAACTGTTGGACCATCTTTTCTGAGGTTGGTTTTAATTGGTCGTAAATTTCTAATTCAATCATTTTGATACAAACCAATTGATGCATTAGTTGGTGTTTTTTCTTTGGATTCATAATTCCTTTAATTTTAAAAATTCATCAAAGGTTACGGTCACCTTTGTTTTAGAAAAAACACGAACATAAAATTCGTTGTCGCTTTCGAACTTTGTGAAATAACATTCAATATCAGTTTTAACCAATGATCTTTGATTTTTCCAAATTGGCAAACCTTCTGCTAGTTCTTGAATTTCTTGAATTGTAAGGTCTTTTACGTTGACCTGTGTGTTGTTTATTGTGTTCATACTTTTGTTTAATTTTGAGTTTATAATAATAAATTCGTCTATTATTTTGAATTTTATGTTTTTTAAATTATATTTTTTTATAATAAAATCTTTGTGTTCTTTGAAACTATCGTAGCCTTTAATCTGATTTTTTGTCTGTTTCATATTCCTTTAAATACAAATCAATTAATACTTTTGTGCTTTTTAAGTCCGCTTCAAACTGCCCCTTTTTGCGGCATCGCATAATTCTTTTTATAAGGTCAAATTCATAACTATTTAGCTTTTGGTCCTCGCAAAATTTGTAAAGTGAACCCTTAGTATTGTCGTAGTGTGCCGGGGTGCTTATTATGAGCTTGAAGTCTTTCCTGTTTGTACTAACATCTTGATTATAATTGCCTTCTGCATATAACTCTTCGTTTTCGTTTGAAAAGTATTTATTTCCTACCTTAAACTGACCAAACCAACCTTCTGCATTTACACACTCATACCAGTTACCTTTTATAATTTTTATACCTCTTTCTACTAGGCTAAAGTCTTTAGAATTGATTTCTTCAATACTAATTTTCTCTTTGAATATATTAGTCAAAGTACCATCTAAATTACAATCGTAAAATTCTCCTTCGTTAAATGTAGCCCATTTTTCTGAATTTACACACTTATATTTTTCTCCTTTTATAATTTTCATTTTTTTAAGTTTTTAAATTAACCCGCTAAATGAATAGCGGGTGTTGATTAGTTTTAGAAAGGAGCGTCTAATTCTGCCCAAAAAATAACATTGTTTATTTCAAAATCTCGTTCATCGTAAAAATTACAAAATTCCGAACCATCTAAAGTTCCCTCATACATTTCCGCAATATGCATTTTTTCGCTTCTTGTAGCGACTAAAATTTTATCGGTTTTCAATCCGTCCCAATCGCCTTTTTCAGTAGCTATCGGTTTTCTTTTTTCTATTTTATACCAAAGCATAATTTTTGTTTTTAAGTTATTTATTTTAAAATTTAATTCCTTTAGATATTAAATACATTAAATGCTTTTCTTTTGTATCTAATAAAATGCCTAAATCAGATTTGAAAAGAAAAGTGTCGTAATCTAATGTTAAATGCAAATGTGCTTGCCGATGCTCTTTTATTTTCATTACACAAATATCTTGTAAAAAATCATCATTATAATTCCAATGATGCAATTCAAAGCCTTTCGGAGTTTTAAACTTTCTGCTTAAATTTTTATATTTTGAAGAGTTTTTCCAAGGTCTTTTTTTATCTAATTTATTTTGCCTTGTCTTGTAATTTAACCTTAAATACCTTTCGCAATTTCTTTTTCTTTCAGACTGTATAAATTCTGGATTTTCTGATTTTCTGTAATAATCTTCTTTAACATCTAATTTGTTGCAGGTTTTGCACTTATTAACGTGTCCATCTGCCATTTTTGAGTGCTTGTAAAACTCAATTAACGGCTTTTCTTGTTTGCATTTAAAACATATCTTCATATTTACTTATTTTATAATTACAAAGATATGTTTTTAAAATGGTAATTACTATTAATTAAAATGGTAATTATTTTACTATTAGTTTTATTTTTACGCGATTACTAAAAACGCTTAATTAAAAGCCAAATCGTCTGCTAAATCATTTTCAGCCTCTGATGCTTGCTGTTTTCTTGGCGGTGCAACTATATTTCCGTCCGTCCAAATTACTTGACCATTTGCCACATAAGTACGTTTTTCTTTTGCCTCACGTTGCTCTTTTGTTTGGCTCAAATACATTGATACATTTTGCCCGTAATCGTTTGGCTCGTCCGAAATTGAGATTGTGTACTGCTTGTACTTTCCGTCTTTTCCTTTAATTCCTAAATTAATTAGTGTGCTCATAATTTTACTCTGATTTTAATGTTAAATAGTCTTTTCTTTGGTCTTTTAATAAATAATTTCTTTTTTGCTCACTTTGGCTTAATGCCTTCCAAATTACGCCAAGTTCCTCAAGGTTTTTGCAATTACACAAATTCTTTTCATTTTGCTTTTGCTCTAGAGTTAATTCAACTTTTTTTGGTGGAATTGTTGCTTTTTGTCCGTCGTCGTCTTCTGCTCCAATACTCATAAACGATTGTAAGCCGTATCTTCTAGCGTATGTTACACCGCTTCCGTATGCTTGCGGGTCGTTTTGAGACTTGCAAATTATTTTAGTATGGCTTTCGATGCTTTCGCCTGATTCATGCATTAAAACCGTGTTTATGTATTCTGAACCATCAATACTTACCATTAATTGCAATACAACTATTCCGTTTTCGTTGAGTAACGGCATTACCGCTTCTCGAACGCTGTTTAAATCTGAATATTTAGATTTAAAAAATGGATTTGTAGCAGATTTTACCGCGTTACCCATTTCTTTTTGTGCCTTTAATAATGCTGGTATAATGTTTTTTTTATTTTCCATAATACTAAAATTTAATTGTTATTGAATCTTTTCTGGGCGTTGTAGAAACTTTTGGTACTTGATTGCCATAAGCATCAAATACTTCTTGCTTTTGCGCTAATTTAAGCTGTTCGGTGCGTACGTCTAATTCTGATTTAATAGTTCGGTAAATTTCATCATCTGAATAATTTACTGTGTTACCCCCGTTTGTTGGAGTAAAAGTAACTCCCATCAATTCGGTTTTTTTAGTTGGCAAATGATTCCGTAATTTAGCAACCGCACTACTTATTACTTCTTGAAGTCTTACTAGACTACAAGTCAATTCTAAAACAGAAACTTGTCCGTTATCTAATACGTTTTGCACTAAATTTTCTCCTGTTTTAATAGCTTCTTTTTTGGTAAAAGTACTATCGTAAAGCGTAGCGATTTCTTCGGCTCTCATTTCAAAAAATTGTAATTTACTCATAATTATTTGTTTTTATAATTTTCAAAAAAGTTATCTAAAATCTGTATTTCGTTTGGGCTTAATTCAGCGTATGGCTTGCCGTTCACAAGCCATCTACCATTTACTAATTCTATCTTCATAACGCTTTCATTTTAGCGGTTAATTTATCTATCTGATCTTGCAAAATGCTCTTTTCTGTTTTTGGCATTTCTGATATTTTCTTAAGTGCCATTTCATAACCTTGTTTTTTTTGCTTTTGTGAAAAGTCAGAATTAGTTGTAAAAGACTTTTCGCTAAACCAATCTTCGTAAAATTTAAAACTATCAAAACCATTGCCAATCCACAACTCATGAACGCTTCCTTTAATTGAAATCCTACAAACATTTTCATTTGATTTGACTACTTCATAATTTCCCTCCACTACTGATATAACTAAGTATTTCTTAAGAAATTCTACGCAATTAGTGTAGTTGAAATTTACCCTCGGGATATTGTCAATATGCTCTTCTACAATTAGCGCATCTTCCCGATTTAATTGTAAATAAACGTCATCGAAATTCTTTTCTCTTGGCGTTTCGTTTGCTGGCGACATAAAGTCTAAGTGATGTAAGTCCATAATTTTTATATTTATTTGTTTCAGCAAAGATATAACTAATAACCCTTGTAGGTTATTTTTTAACATACTTTAACATTTTAATATTGAATTTGGTTGTACCTTTGAAAAAAAAAACAATTATGAATTTACTAAAATTATTGATTGAAACTTCTGGCCTCAATCAGGCAAAATTTGCCGAAAAAGTAGGTAGAAAACCTCAGCATATTAGCCGCCAAATTAAAAGCGGTGGCGGAATGCATACGAAAATGTTTTTTCAATATGCTGAAATAATTGGCGTATCTGAATTAAAATTTGATTACAAAAACACAAAAGTAATTTTGAACTTTAAATAAAAATGGAATCAAAAGAAAAAATATTAAACGATATAAAAGAATCTTTAAACACAAAATCAAATGCACGTAATAGCATGGGGTGTTCTGAATCTTTTTATAACCCTAATTATTTAATAGGCAAATGTTTTACAGAAGATGAACTTATTTTATTAAGTGAATCTGAATTAAATAATCTTATTAAGTTGGGTGAATTTGCTTCTGATGCGTTCTACTAGCATCTCGCACAAATATTAGATATACGCAGGTTTATGCGTTTTTAACAAATTAAAAATAAAATTATGTCAAAAGTAGATCAAGAATTTCAAAAATTATGTCAAAAAATTGTCAATGAAGGCAAAGTCTATGAAAACAAAAATAGAGGTGTTAAACGGCTTCAAATACCTAGCTATACCTTTAGACACGATTTTAATGATGGATTTCCTGCAATAACAAACAAAAAACTTTATTGGAAAGGAATAGTAGGTGAGTTAATTTGGTTTTTAAGGGGCGATAATGACGTTAAATTTTTAAATGAAAACGCTATAAAAATATGGAATAAAGATGCTTACAACTGGCATAAAAAACAAGGTGGAGTTTTAACTTTTGAAGATTTTGAAAAAAAAGGAATCGGCTCTGTCGGACAAAATTACTCTGTACAATGGAGAAACTTTAACGGCAACACAGACCAAATTAAAGACCTTGTAAAAAATATGGCATTAGATATAATGTCAAGCAGATTAAAAGTAAATGCTTGGAATCCTTCTGAAACTGAACTAACAGCTTTACCTCCGTGCCATTCAGAATTTCAGATTATTGGTGTTCCGTTAAAGGATGGAAATTTTGGTTTTGAACTACACTGGAACCAACGTTCTACTGATACTTTTCTGGGATTACCATTTAACATTGCGAGTTATGGTCTTTTGGCTAAAATTTTAGAAAAAGTAACTGGCTTTAAAGCAATATCTATAGAGGGAACTTTAAAGTGTGTTCATTTTTACGACAATCAATATGATGCAGTAAATGAGTTATTAAAAAGAAATCCAAATACTCATGCCAATTGTGAAGTTTTAATTCCTGAGTTAAACGATATTTTAGAAACTG